CCTTCTCGATCTCCACCCAGCCGTTGTAGGAGTCGATGTACATCTCCATCGACCCCATGTTCCTGCGCCCCATCTCATAGGCCATCGACAGCCATTGGGTCATGGACCCTTTCAAAGTAGAGCGAACATAGTCAACGGTTCGAATGGTCCCCCTCTGCAATTCCGCCTCTTTTGCAAAAGCAGTGGTATGGGAAACCGTCTGCTGCCCCAATCTCGGGGCGTTGATTCCGGTCACGTCCGCATACTGCTGTAAAAGCCCCGCATAAATCTGGAACAACGCGGTTGGGTCGCCGATGAACAGCGGAGAGATGGGTTCTACCGACGCAATCGTCTCTCCGGGACGGAGTTTCGGACCCCCCTGTGCAGCAAGGGTCATGTCGCTCTTGTCGTACTGTACCGGGGGTTGGGTGTTCATGGCCGCCGCCTCGATCATGCGCGTCAGCACATCTACAGCCGTCTGCTGGATCGGACGGCCCTTGATCAGCGGGCTTGAGGGATACGGTGTATCCAGTTTCTCCACATGATAGGGGAACTGTATGTAACTCGAACCCGGCGTCTCTCTGAAACGGAATCTTACAACCTGGTTTTCCGGCTTCTTGCCTTTCTTGCCCATCATGACCGTGGCGACCGCGTTGGGGATGTAGATGTCCCCGGTCGTCTTTCGAGGGACGATGAAATCGCCCTCCATCTCGATCATGTTGACCGTGCCGTCATCCTTCTCCGGCCCCAATCCAGAGAGGTTCTTCGGCATCCAGCCGCCGTTCTCGTCCTCCGGATCTTTCGATCCCCTCGAAGCAGCCATTGCGACATCGGAAAACAACTGCCGCCACTCCCTGACAACAGAGGGGCCAACCCAGTGACCCTCGTTCATAAGACGATGTTCAGAGTCATCCGGATAGGTGTTTCTCACCGACACGGGGACGAGGATGGGGATTCTCTGGCGCAAGGGAACAACCCCCTTGGCGGTGTGCATGAACACACGCTTGTTCACCATCCGCGCCCGACCTATTCCAAGACCGTAGGAAAACGCCTCCGCGTTGATCTGGTCGATATGACCGAAGAAGTCATACTGGCGATGCCAGTGATCCAGAAGGCCCGTTGTCAGCTTGTCAGCAGCGTCCTGATCGATCTTCGTGGGAACCTCGTTCTTGTCCCCCGCTACGAGAGATTGAAAGTCCACTCGTTCAAGATAGTCGTCCGTGAGGGCAGCGTGAGACTCGAACCACGGCCCGGAGTCCGGGAACATCATCCGCCTCGCATCGGCGGTCAGCATCTCCAGCGTTTGTGCCTGGAGTGGCAATTCCAGTTCAGGCATCCACGCCTTGTCACTATCCAGAGACCCGTCAGCGTTCAACTTATGGGAGTTGGTGGGCGTCATGGCGACCTGACGGTCGATGTCCTTCCACACCTTCTCCAGATCCCTGCGGTCCTTCTTCCTCTGATCGAGGGTATCCTTGACGTACTCCGCGATGATGGACCAGTCACGAGAGTCAAATCGCTTCTTCTTCGATACCTTTGACTCGTTGATTTCGCGGACTTCGGACTGGCTCATTTATCCATCTCCAGCGTTTCCTTTGCGCCGTTGTCTATCGCCCAACGGGCTGCATTTCGCACGGCATTGAAACGCGCCTTCTCTCGCGTCTCTTCGTCCCAAGCCTTGTCCGTGTCATGATTCTTGTCGATCATCCCAGACCCGCCAATCCACGGCTTCTCATCTCGAAACAACACCCACTCGTATTCGTAGAACCCATCGGGATGTTCCTTCTTTACCTTCTGCTCGATATCACTCAACATCCCGTCAGGTCCGTGTACCTTCTTGAGTTCTCCAAGGGCAACGACATAATCCACCCCCCGGTAAGTCTCACGGGGGAGTGACTTGAGTTCGTGGACCCTGTGATGCTGCTCCAGGCATTCAGGCTTGCTCCTGATATTCATATTCTTGTTGACAGTATTGGTGCGGATTGAGAACTCTGTTTCATCATCGACGGAGCATCGGCATAGCGTTTCATCATGATGGCGTAAAACGTGGCCTTCAACTGGTCATCCCTGCGACTGACGATCTTCCCGTCTTTTGTATGATAGTTCCGGTACTCATCGAAGAACTCCGTACAGTGACGAAAGACCTTGAACCTGCCCGTTCTACACCGCTCCTCAACCTCTGAGATAACAGGCCATTGGGGCTGTGGACCACCCTTCTCCGTCTGGTTCTTCTCTCTCTGGTATCGAGCGGACTTGCTCAACATATTGAGTCCGTGAGAAGCATACAGATCCTTCAATTGCCATCCGGAGGCTTTATCCCGGTTTACCCCATCATGAGGCCATGACACGGGAACGCGATCACCGTGCATTCGCGTCCTGATCGCCTCGGCGTGATAGATGATGTCCCTTTGATCCTTTCGGTATACGTCCGTGACGTAGATGATGTCCCTATCCCGATCCCACGCAATCCTCGATGCGGCGGTGGGATGATCAAGACCAAAATCAAGGCCGATGATCTGTGCGTAATGCCCCGGTATGTCAAACGGGTCGCAGGCAATCTCTTCCTCATCCGTGGTGAAGATTCGCCCCTCTCCCATCATGGGAACGCCCTTGGTTCTCGCTGAGACTTCGTGTGATGGGTAACTCGCCGCCAGTCTTTCACGCTCCACCTTGTGAAGATGGGGCGCGTCCTCCCAGGTAGCGGTTTCCAGATAAATCCCGTCACCGCCCTCCTGGAAGTGAATGACAATATCCGTCTGACCCAATAATGGTGTAAATGTCACCATCATGACCCCGTGAGAGGTCAGGAGCCTCGTAAGGGCCTCGGAGTAAATTCGGTTCTGCTCCGAAGAGGTTTCCGGCTCTTCATCCATCCACACCAGATCCGGCGCGGTTCCTTGCCACTTCCTCCATCCCTGTTCGTAAGTTTTGAGAGTGCACCACGAAATACCACCGGATACGTGGCGCACCTTGAACTGGTCGAGAACGTCGGACACGCCCGCTTGGCGCATCTTCGGCCTTCCCAGCAAGCAATCGCGCGGGATCATCCCTGACCCCCAACGCTCCTTGTCGGTGCCTCCTACCAGCTCCCTTTGCACGATGTCGCGGGAGGTTTCGTTGGTCGGGCTCCCGGTCCATACGTTCACCGGGCGGTTGAAGCGTATTCCCTCCCACCAATCGGGGTACTTCCCGGTCATGTGGATGGCAACCTCTGCGGCAGCGCAGCGCGTTTTGCCGGGCCTGTTCGCCGCCATTAACATGCGTTCCTGGAAATCACTCCCCGCATTGTGAAAGTCCAACTGCCACGGCTTGTTTGACCATTCAGCCCACTCACCCTTTTCATGCATGTGTTTCCACATGGCACCATTGGGACACAATGTCTCCGGATGGCCGTAGGGCAGGTATTGCTGGAGCTTGTTGTACTTCTTGTGCGTTTCTACTCTTTCAAGTAGCGCCTTCAGTTTATCAGCTTCTGCCACCGTTCCCCCGCCCAGTCGGTTGCCTCATGGGGCCTCGGATGGCCGTGAAAGCAGATTACACGCGCATCCGCTGGATACGATTGTTCCCGCCCATCGTTGGGGCGCACCTTGCAGTGTCTCTTGTACGAATAGACCCCATGAAAGTGATCCTGGATCTTTTCGTGCGGCTGGGTGTTGAGGAAATCACCATCAGCGTTATTCCGAGTCCACTTCTTCGAGTTCTCCCAGATCGACTCCGTATCCTCCGGAATCATCATGATTCCCGAGTTCGAACGAGTTTCCGGGTTGTTGAAATCCCTTATCAACCAAAGGGACTCGGGTTCGAACAGCATGTCCCGAATATCGTCCATGATGAACGTATCCAAATCGAAGAACAGGCACGGTCTGAATTCAAACTCGGGAGAAAACAGTTCGATCTTCGACCAGTAACCCTCGAACGGGTATCTTTGCTCCCTCAATACAACAAGGGGCTTGCCGAGATGCCCGTACACCTGTTTTCGGAGCGCGATCTCGTAGGATTCTGGGTATTTATCCCCCGTCCTTACAGTGACTACGTGCAAAACCAATCCCTGTCACGCTCATATCCGAGTTCAACCAGAACATCAAACAACTCAGGGAATCGAGTAAACTGATCTGCGATTCTCTCTGGGTGGTCTCGCCAGTCATGACCCGAATCTATCGGACGAACCCCGTTGAGCGCCTTCGAAAGACTGCTCGGAATAGATCCATGAGGATGGTCCGAAAAAACGCCCTCGTACTCGAATCCGAATCTCTCTCCCAATCTTGACTGTATACTATCGGGGTCTTGCGTCAGTTCTTCGTAGAACACGCGCTCTCCATCAAGTTCACGCATTGCCCGGTGCTGCTCCAGTAACCCCGGGGTTCCCTCTCGACAGGCATCGGCACTCACGAAGTAATAACCCCGGTGGTTCCAGTGCTCACTGGTGATGACAGATCGTGGATCTCGAACCATCACGATGCGCTCGAAACCCGGCAAATCACGAAAGATATCCAATGGACGTTTCGTGATCCATCCAGCAGGCTCTTTCGCAGTCGATTCGTGCGGGTATGTCCGGAAATTCGTGACCGTCGCCCTCAAGAGGTTGTAGATCAACGTGGTCCCGGCACGGCAAAAGCCACAAACCACCACACTACTCATGGAGCGCCCAACAGCTCCCGTGTGCGCCCCGACATGGATTTCACCCTCCCTTCAAAAATATTATCCGCTGCGTTGCTCCACCACTTGAGGCTTCTATCCTTGTCCGGAACCTCTCTCTGGAAGTTCGACTGAACCCAATGGGGATCAAAATAGTGGCCCGAGTTGTCCAGTGGAATCCCACACAAGACGATCTGCTTGTAACCCAGTCTCAGCCCCACATACACCGCGTTCAGCCCGGAAGTCCCGTGACCGGGAAACGGCCACATGAAATGCGCCGGGGTCTTCGAGGCACCAGAAGCATGTTTCAGCGCGTGGGTCTTGAAACCCGTGTTATAGCCGGGCCTTCTTGCCCTGGCCCAGTTCGACAACTCCCTCGGACAATTGGAGTACCAGTGCCAGATGTCCAGGGGAATATGCATGCCCACATCGTTGACGGCCATGATGTGGGTACCACCAGCCCGAATGTGGGGGCAGAAGGGCTCCAAGTCTTCCCAGACGCACCTCCCACCCCCGCAAATGACGAGATCCTTGTCGGGATAAGTTGGATGACGCGGATACTCGTCCTCGGGGATCGAAAACATCAGGTCACATCGGCAACCAGAAGACGAACCGTCGTGGACGCGAGGTTTACCGCACCACCCGTGTTGTTGTTGACCGATACCGTAACCGTGTCCGCAGCGGTGACCTGCGCATCAAGCGTCAGGTCGGCAACATCCACCCCCAAAGACGCGCCCATCACGATATCACCCAAGGCAACACCAGTGACCGTGACATCGCTGGCGACCGTCGCCGCATCCGCCGCGTTGGCAAGATCCAGCGTCGATGAGTGATAGAAGATACCCCGGATATTGCCGTCACCAGTCAACACCTGGAGGTTGTCCATGCGTTTCGGCTCGGTATCACCGCCGGTCAGATCGTATTCCCTGTAGCTCGTAGCCATTTTCTACTCCATTCAGAAGGCCGTCTGGCCCCAGTGTTTCAAGTTGACTCCGGGATGGCAAAGTATTTCTCCACCACTCTCCCGGAAACGCTTGCAGAAGTGGTAATCCTCCGAAAGATGAATACCATCTTCAATGGGGTCTTGGAAAAACGCCCAGCACCTGCCGACACGACCCTCTTCGTATTCAGGAACAACCCGCTTCAACGCCTCGAAGACGGAGCGGTCAATCATCATGAAACCCGTCCCCGCATAATCCACGGCAACCGGCTCGTCAAAATCCTCCAGATCCTCCAACTGCCCGTCCTTCCACACCGCCAGTCGGGAATCGGGCGTTTTCATCCGATAAGCCCCAACAGCAACATGGGCGTTCAGGTTCCACAGCTTCGCCACATCCTCGGGGGAAAACTCGATGTCCGCGTCGATGAACATCAGCTTCTGATAGTCCGTCTCCAGAAACTGCGCGGCGATACAATCCCTGACCCTAGTGATCAGGGAATCGTTCGTGTTCGTCAGCCAGTCGTGGTCAAGACCCCCTTGTAAAAGGGACTCCTTGAGACTCAGGGCTGACTCGAAATAGACGTGAGTGCACTGCCGCCCGTACATGGGCGTAGCGATGAGAAGGCTCAATTATCCCTCCGAGCCTGCGCCATGATCTCCCGCGCCCTCTGTAAATCACCCCTCTCCTTCGCCTTCCTCGCCCGCTTCAACGCATCGGCAAACGAACCCTTTCCCGCCAATTCATCAGCCCGGCGGTCCGACACCTCACCAGATGAGGCCGGCTTGTTTGAATTACTGCCCATCATCAATCCCTCTTGAAATACACCGTCACGTCAACATCACCGGAAATAACATCCACCGAGATCGCCTGAGACTTCATGGCAACCCCATCAGGGCCATACCACTCCGACTTGGCCGTTTTCGCCGTACTCTCCACATGCGCTACCTCAGTCCCGCCAGAGGCCGTCGCACCATCGACAATCGCGACCTCGTAAGCAGAACCACCAGAACCACCAGTCTCGTGGATGGAATAACCCATGAGACGCAGTACACCTCCCCTGTCCGCAACTACAGCATCCTAGCCCGAACCAACCGCCAGAACCGTCACATAATCCGCCAGCCTGCCCATCTCGCTACCTCCCAATCTCTCGAACCGCAGCCAAAAGCCGCAAATACTCAACCACCAACTTGGGCACAGGACGCGACACACCCCAACGAGAAACAGTCGACGGACTCACACCAGCCCTGCGCGCCAAATCAGACCGAGAAATCCCCGCTTGCGCCAGTAAATCCGCCAAATTTGACGATTCGTCGATACTCATTCGGGGCCGTTTTGATTTTTCGTCAAAAGCGTTTGGGTTCGCGTAACGAATTGTGGGGTCTAGGCATACGTACCAACCCCGAAGGGGTGTCCCCCGGGGGTCCAGGTATCCACCCAGCCACGCCATGAGAGCCTATACAAGCCACTCTCAGCAACGGCCTCCCCCGACCCTAGGCCACCCTACCAGTCCACCACGAACAGCCCGTGTGCGGCCTTGAGACATGCTGTGTACATGGCAATTGCGCATAATGCCGAAAATGTTAAATAGCGTATTCGCCACACTTACCCACTAATCAATAACTTACACGCACTCTCAATATTATTGGTGCGCTATACAGGGCTATATGTCGCTTACAGGACAGGTCTGGTGGCTCCTGGCGCTGCGTTTGAAATCACATCAACGGGGCGCGGTTTCTAGAACCCTCCCTACTTGTACTGCATCCCGGTGCTGTGTGTTGACTTTGTACGGTCCTATTCTTCACACACCGTGTCTCTCGTGGGATATACGAGGCATTCCACCTGATTCGGTGGGTTCCGCCTTTAGTGGGCATTGCGCGACGGCGCTGAAAGTGTGTTGGGTTGTCTCCTGTCTCTCCCCGCACTTCTCGCATTCCCCGCATGGATTCAGGTCTGGTGTGGGATACAGGCAGCTCCAGGTCAGGGGCCATAGTTCTCCAAGCCTGTGGGCTATCTCTGCCTTGGGTAGGCTCTTGTTGATCCATGACTCTGGCTTGCGGTCCTCCTTACACCGGCCCCAATAGATCGTTGGGTTGTCGTATGCCAGTGCCGCACACAGGATCAGGGCAGTCACCTCGTCCGTGGTCTCACTTTCTCCCCCATCGCACTCCAGCCTGTAGCGGACCACTGGAAACGGGCGGATCTGTGCGAGTACGGGTTCAAGCCTCAATGTGGCCTCGTGGCACGCCCGCATGTAGATGTCGTCCGCTGCCGCCATGACGTGTACGGCCACCACCGGATCATCGCTCTCCAGCGCCTGTACGAGAGCCAGCGTGCTGTCCGGGCCACCAGACCACGCCACCACCCTCGTCAATGGATGTTACCCGATTCCAACACCCCAAGCTCCAGCGCGGCCTTATCCCTGGCCTCCTTGCCCAGAAGCTGCTCAATACCCATCAGGAGATCTTCTACCGTGGATTCCGTCGATATGTCCCTCACCTGCTCCACGTAATGACCGGACAGCTTGACCACCTTGTCCATGGCGTTCACGGCGGCTCCGTAGTTGCCAGCCTTCTCCGCCCTGGCCGCAAGGGCCGACATCTTCCTGCCAGCCTCTTCATGGCCCAATATGCCCTTGGTCATGCCCCAGTCCAGCAGGGCGCTTTCATGCTCCTGTATCCTTGCAGTCCCTCGCAGACGTGAGGCTTTGGACCAGATGGCTGAGTCCGTCATCCCAGCAGTGTCATGAGACTTGCGATACGCCTCCGAGGCAGTCTTTCCCTCGTGGACGATCAGGCGCACGAACTCGAACTCGGCCACACTGAGTTGTGGAAGTTCCTCGAACTCCGTACGCTTGATCGGCTCTGTCTGCTGGTTCTGCGCCATTCTGCTATCCTTCCGGTATGTTGACACTCATCGCACTGACCATTCTCATCCTCATGGCCCTGCGCTGGCCCGATGAAGCCGCCTTCTTGCTCTTTGGCTTGGTCAAACTATGTATTGTCTTTGCAATGGTTTCCGGGGTCGTCCTCGGGCTGCTTATTGCTTTTGCCTAGCAAAGTCCCTCAACTCGGCCATGCTCATGCCCTTGAACCGCTGTGGTTCTTCCCCTTTCGTCGGCGTGACAACTCAGCCGCCATCGCCTTGCGCTGCCTGTCGCTCTTTGCTGGCATGATTTCCTCAGTGGGTCGTCACCCGCTCAAACTGGCTCAGGCGGCGGTGTTCACGGATACGATTTCTGCCGTCATGGGTTCCTATGGAGCCGCCGACTGGACTCGAACCAGTGACCAGCGCTTTACGAGAGCGTTGCTCTGCCTACTGAGCTACGGCGGCCTATTTCGACGGCTTGGTGATCTTCTTGCCGTTCACCAGTTGGCGAATCTCGTCAACCATCTTCCGGGGGATCACCATTGTGCAGGCTACCTCCCCGTCATCGGTGAGCGAGCCAGCAACCGCCACATGGTCCGACGTGTTCTCGATCAGCGCGCCCATCGTGAGCGTGTGCTTCACCCGCAACGGGTCTTCGGCGTCGCGCCAGCCGTCGTAGCTACAGGCGTCAGTCCACCGGACAGCGACCATCGGATAGCTTTTCTGCACAGGTCGCACCTTGTTGGAGCGGGCAGCGGGAGTCGAACCCGCGCGGAACGGCTTGGAAGGCCGACGCTCTGCCGCTGAGCTACACCCGCAAAAGCAAAGCCCCGAGGGCGCACCTGCGAGGCTTGCGACCGCCCGCATAGCAGACGGCGAGATTGCAGCGATTGTCACGGGGACGCTGCCGACCCTAGACGCGACACCCTGATTGGGATTAGCGTCAAAGCCAGTCTGATAGCACCCGTCTGGCACAGGAGGCCACCGACACCGCCGGTGGACTTGGGAGTATTGGCTGTGGCGTCCCGTGCGTTACCGGGCGCTAGCAATCCCGGCACAGGCATTATCGGCGCTCCGCCACACCGATGCTCCCGCTGGGCGAACTATCCCAGCATGTGAACCGCATCAAAACACACTATCGATTGTGCGTCAAACCCTCCGAAACCCCCACATGTAGCGGTCAAGACGCCTCGGCCATACGACCCTCGTACGCATCGAGGAAGGCCAACTGCGCCTGCCTGAGCCGGGATTGAGAGCACATCCGCCCGTCCACGTAGCAGCGATGCAATTGGACGTACAGGCCCGCCTTCTGCCTCCTGACAGCCCTCGCAGCCGCGTCCAGCGTGGCCCATTTGCGTAGCCTCCGTGCGTACTGCTCCGGGGCGGTGTACCACGCTCTCGCGCCCTGTACCGTGGGTTCTACGGGGGCAGCGGGATAGCCGACACCCTGCGCCATTTCGTAGCCTGCTCCCCATTCGACAAGAAGGGCGTGACTCTGATCTACCCTGGTTCGCCGTGGTTTCATGCCGCCCTCTCCTGTTGCCTGCCCCCGATAGCCTGCACGTCCT